AAAACGTCTTCGACAGCCTGCACCGTGATCGCGCCGTCCCCCAGCGTTCCGTATTCGACTGCCCCGACGCGCAGCACCAGCCCATGAATCTTGAGTTCTGGCCAGTTGAGCACGAACAGGTCGCCTGGAAACATCTCCCACGCGGAACGGTTGAGCCGGATCTGGATTTTTGCCAGCGGCGTCGATGCCGCGCGCAGGTCGCGCTGCGCCACGCGGGCGGCGAGTTCTTGGCGGGTGATGCCGGGGTACTCGACTTTTTTTGTCACCACGCCGCCCTGCGCCTGGATGTTCGCCAGATTCTGCACCGTCACCACGCGCGGCTTCCAGGTGGCGCTGTCGGTGTAGACCACGCTGATCTCGTTGACGGTTTCACCCCATCCGGCGCGCTGGTATTCGTCGACGGACAGGACGTTGTGCGGTCCGTACACTGGCAGCGACCCGATGTCGTAGCCGCCCCGCACCAGTTTCAGCTCGAACTGGCCGGTGCGCGGATGCTGGTAGAGCACGCCGCCGATATGGTCGAGGACGATCTGGATGAACTCACGCACCGGTGTCTGCCGCGTCCAGACGAGGTTGAGGCCGAAATCTTCATCTTGCAGGATGCTTGCCGCCTGGACCAGGCTCGGGCCGACCATCGCATCCGGAAACCCTATTCCGCCATGATAGCGCGTGAGGCACTCGTAAATGATGGCCGCCGGATTCGCGCCCCCAGATGGGGGCGCGAACCCGTCGCCAGACCACGGGCGCGGAATGCGCCTGACCCGTGGCGCCCAGGGTTTGGCGTAAGGATTGTTGGCCGCGATCATCACGCGGCGCAGGACCATCGACACCACGCCGCGAAACGCCGGAATCGCCGCGCCGAGCCGCGCTTGCAGGTAGTCATTCGGCGTCTGCGTGTTGCTGCCCATCATTACGTCCACCGCGCCACGCACGCCACCCTCGCCCCTGTCTCCGCCGAAGATGTTTGGCGCGTCGATGAAAATCTGGCCGCCGGTCGTGGCGCCAGACCACACCACGCGCTCGCCGACCTGTATCTCGGTGATCGCGTCTGCTTCCTGGCACAGCGCAAGTTGCATGCCCATGTAATAGCGATAGCCGCTGGTACTGCTTTTTTTCTTACTTCCCATGAGCCGCCTCTCTAATATGCGCGGCTATTACTGCCCTTTCCGCCATCGCATCGCCGGTGGCCAAAATGGCCGCGTCAGGCAGCCCCGCAGCGAGAAATCCCGCCCAGTCCAGCCCGTGTCTGGAGAACCATTCGCGCGCGCCCTGTGTGCACAGTTTCGCCGCGCGCACGTCGTTGACGGTCACGATCACGCCGCGCGCCTTGACGCTGCTCACTTTTTACCGCCCTTGGTCTTGATCGGCTCGGCGTACAGGTCGCCGTACCAGACCACGTTCGCGCCTGTGAGCAGCACCTCGCCGAACACCACCGGGATGGGCCGCCCTTCCTCCGCCGTCGGCACGTCGAAATCGCTGATCGACGCCGGTTTCGGCTGCGGCGGCCTGGGGGCCAGCGCCGCCTGGATCAGCGCGGAGACGACGAAGACAAGAAGTTGAACGAAGAAATTCATGATGTAACGCGCCTTCCGTTAAAAAACGCCTGTACTGAACGGATTTTTGTCGGGAATGAACGGAAACCCGCCGAAGTTATCGAGGTTTGCGAATTTGGCCGCGCACGTCTGTGCCGTGTGGTCGCAGCCCTTGTAGAGGCGCACCGCCTGCCCTGGCTCCAGCGGCAGCGGGTAGAGCAGGGTTACGATTTCCGCGTCGTTAGCGACGATCATGGCGCGCTGGCTGCCGTCGATCGTCTCCAGCCAGCCGCCGGCGTAATCGCCCGGAACCTGCGGCGGCGCGATGCCGATCTCGACGCGGTTGACCGTCGTTACCGCCGCCGACGCTGGCGCCGGCGTTATCTTGCAGCCGCTGTCGTAGAGCGCGTGCGAGCAGGTGCGCGAGTACAGCCGGCGCAGCCCGTTGCGGGCCAGCGATACCGTCACTGGCTCGCAATCGAGCTCGGCGTGGTCTGGCGCGAAGCGCGCGCCTAGCACACGCCCCATCCACAGCGTCACCGCCTCCATGTCGGCGTCGCCGTGATGCAGCCGGATCAGCGTCAAGCTCATCTCGCCGGAGGCTGGGATCGAACGGAATTCATCCAGCAGATCGATATCGGGTTGCACCCGTAACTTCAGCGCTGCGCGTGCCGGCTCTGGGCTCTGGCCGATTTCGCCGCGCTGGATCGCGCGCGCAGCGTAGCGGCCCCACTGATTCGGCGCCAATGGGGTGGAGATGGCGAAGTCGTGGGATGCGCTCGTATAGCGCCAGGCCCGCGCGCCGCGCGCGAAAAAATACAGCTCGATCGGCGCGCCGGCGGCCTGGGAGGTTTCGTTCGCGGAATACATATCAGCCTGGCAATGGGGAGAAGGCCAACTTTCCGGTGTCCCGATCCACCGGGAGCGCCCTGAACGTCAGATTGACCTCCAGCAGGCTGTCCGTGTGCCAGACCAGATCGACCGCATCGTGATCGAGCCGGCAGCGCAGCGCGCGGGTGATGCGCACGCTCGCGTCGTCGTGAGCGAGCGGGGCGCTCGTGGCCAGCGGTGCGGCCAGCAGCAGTTCGGCGGTCGTCGCGTCCCGGCTCGACACCGCAGCCGCGTCTACCCGCAGCACCGGCTGCGCCGCGCTGCGGATCAGCAGTGTGCTCGACGCGCCAAGCCACGCGGGCAGATTAGACCGGCGCACGATCAGGCGGTCGTCTCCCGGCATGGCTGTCGCGGCAAGCTCGATCCCAGACGCCTGTTCGTCCACCCACACCGCACGTTGACGGCCGCGCAGCCAGTCCACCCAGCCGCGTAGCGCGACGATCTGCGCCGCGCCGCTGGCGTACACGCGGCGCGACAAGGTCTGCGGGTTGCGCGCGCTGATGCGCCGCGACCACGCCGGCGCGGCATCCGTGTCGAACTGCTCCAGCCCGGCAAGGCGCAATCGAACAGCTCGCCGGGCGGCGCGAATCCGCCATCCATCGCGTAGTCATAGGCCGGCGCGGCAACATCGATGTCCAGCACCGCATCCACGATGCGGCCCGCGTGATGATCGATCCGCGCGGCCTGCCGGATGACGCCGGCAACCGCCGGGTAAATGCGGCTCCCTGCCGATACCGGGCGCGCCAGCGGCTCTTCCAGGGACAGACCATCGCTGCCCGCGCCGATCGTCGCGTATACCCGCTGCCAGCCATTGACCGGATCGACGATCAGCGCCTCGCCCTGGCGGACGGTCAGCGCGGCATAGCCGAATCCCGTGCTGTCCGGCTCCAGCGGTTGCAGTGCGTTCACAAAAACATCGTCGCGCGCATCGATGCTGATCGCCGTCGCCATGCGCGCCGCGTCCGCCGTCACGCGGCGCGCCAGATGCGGCAGCGGGACGATCGTTTCGCGCCCCTGATTTTTCGCCATCCAGGCGAACAGCCCAAGCGCGTCGGCGTCAGTTCCAAGCGTCAATCTGATCGTGAGACGCCGGCGCGGGCGGAAGCGCAGCGCGTGGCGCTGTTCGATCGCGGCTTTCACGGCTGGAAAGACAGGCGGACCAATTGGTCCTGGCGGCGGCGGAAAGACAAAACTCATTGTCCGTCCCTCGCCGTGAGCACGTCGGTCCTGAATTCCAGGCGCTCACGGACTTCCGCCACCCAGTTGTGCTGCCACACCAGAATGTCCGGGGTGGCCGCCTCGCGCCAGATCACTTCGACCGCCTGCGCCATGATCCGCGCCAGCGGATGCGGCAGCGACAGCGCCTCGACCGCGATATGCGCGAGGCGCATATCGGGCGCTGGCCGCGCCAGCGTCTCGGTCTCCTGTCCATACAGACGTAGCGCCTGCTCGCGCGCCAGCACCTCGGCGGACTGCTGGAGCAGCCCGCGTTGCGGCGCGGCGCTGGCTAGCGTCTCGACCGCCTGCTGATCGGCGCGGGCATCCGCCATCAGGCAGCCTCGACGCCGAATTCAGCGGCGTTTACCGCGGATTCCGTCCACGCCACGTTGCCGTTCGGGTTGACCTCCCAGATCGACAGATGCGTGTTGGCCTGCAACAGCAGAGGCTCGGCCGCCGCCTGGTACACCGTTGCCCCGGACTTGACCAGGTTTCGGATGTTGGCCGCGCCCGCATCGGTCTTGCGCGCGACGCTCACCACCTGCACGCCTAGCACGCTTGGGGTGGTCATCGCCGGCAGGTCGCTGTACTGATAAGTGTCGCGCTGGCCGAGCGCGGTTGATTGCACGTAGTCGTTCAAGTCGGTTTCGTCCTCGTTGACGCGATCCCAGTTGTTGCCAGCGGGTGTTGCCGCGAGCTGCGTGTTGCTGCCGGCGCCATTCGGGCGCAGCGTGTCCACGCGCACATCGCCCAGCCAGGTGTTGTTGGTCGTGCCGCTCGCGTTGCAGAGGTAAAAATCGTCGAAATCGACCGCCAGGCTCGAAGCAAAAACCCCCGGCGCGCCGCCCAGGCCGAACGCCTTGTAATCGCCGCCGCCCTGCTGCGTGTTGCCTGTCGCGGTAAGCCAGGTGACGCCGTTGACCTTGATTTCAAGCACCCCGACCGTCGCCGAATTCAGCGCGCGCACTTCGATATAGTTCCAGACCCCGGCGGCGACCGCGTTGCCGCTCACCGTCAAGATGACGCCATTGACATCGACGGCAATCAGCCCAGCCGAATTGACCTTGACGAAGGTGCGGATGAGATTGCTGGTATCGACGATATGAAACAGCGTTGCGTCGCCTGCGAGACTTGGCAGGCGCACCGCCGCGCCCATGTACACATGCGTCTGGCTGGCCGTCAGGGTTTTGGAATAGCCGCCCTGCGTGCCGTTGATCGCCGGGATCGACAGCGCGCTCGAAATGGCGCGGCGGCCGGGGATTTTCAACGCGCCCGGATTGAGCGACGTCGCCTTGCCGAAACCCAGCGCGGGCAGAGCGTTTTCATTCAGGCTCTGCGGGTTCCACTCGAAACCATCGATGTGCAGCAGGCTCATGTCAAATCCCCAGTGATTGCCGGATCACGCCAGAATTGCGCGCGATGATGTTGGTGATGGTGGGCGGGTCGATCCGGATC